AATTCAAATGGACATTATAAAAATCCAAAAGCTACTTATCTTGTAAAAGATGTAAATAATATTGATTTATCTGTTGGTGATATTATTCATCTTCCTCTTATTAATGAAGAAAAGGTTTTTAATATAGATTATAGCAAATTACAAACACTTAATTCTCAAAATATATACCCTGCATGGATTATTATGGAAAAAGATGTTGGGCTTGATAGGGTTAAAATTAAAGCAATACAATTACATCATTTAACCAGTGATGAATTAGGGGATACTGCTTTTAATGCTAATACTTTTGGCTATCCATATCAAGAGGTATATGGAAACAAGGAGCAATGGAGTGAATATTTGTTCACAGGAAATCAGGAAACATCTAATCTGCCTATCCCTTATTATAATTATGACCCTAATGCAACTATTCAATATGGCCCAAAGATTCCATATTTTGATGTTAGTGGTGATGGTGTTATTAATGTTGTTGATATTGTTCACACAGTGAACATCATATTAGACCCTGTTGGTGTAAGTGAACAAGAAAGAAAAATATTAACTACATATAATTCAAGTGGTCAGCAAGGCACTGGGAATATTGATGTTACATGTATTGTTTCATTGGTAAACATTGTTCTTGATTTAGATTAGGATAAAAGAATATGATAAAAGAAAAAACATTTAAAGGTTCATTGAATATAGGTGAAAAAATAGTATCAATAGATACAAACTATAATTGGGCTGCAATAGAAATAGAAACAGAAAAAAAAATGAGAATAGAATCATTGTTGCCTGATGATTATATAGTTAAAGCAGGAGAAAATAAAATACTGGTTGTTAAATTTAATAAAAATAAAGAACATTTTTCTGACTTGTTTAAATATAGAGGAAGTGCTATAATTACAAAGTGTAAAATAGTGACACCTGAATTAGAGACAATTAAATTGCATATAAATAAAAGTGCTTTACAACTTTGGAACACTCTTGCAAAAACAGATGAGCAATCAAATTCAGTAGAAAAAGATTGGGCTTACTTAGGTGAAAAATGGGAAGATTTAGATTTTAATGGGAACAATGAAAGACAATATTATACGTATAGAAAAAAAATATATGATAATGAGTTAAAAAAATATGTATCAATAAAAGAAAAAAGAAATTTAATAGATGCCAAATAATTCAAGACAAATTATAGAACAGCCTAGATTGTATGTTTCGTATCCTTTGTGGCAATATTCTCAAGGACAATTAACTCATATTGATGGCTACTCTAATGGTGCATGGGGAGCAATAGATGATAATGATTTAATTAAAATATTGCATATGGACCCAAGTGATACTGTTTCTTTTAATTGGGAGCAGGGGAGCAATCTTGCTTTTAAATATGGCCTTCACTCTAGGAAGGATTTATCAATAGCAGGTGATTTTATGGATGATAAGGTGTGGGATTTCAATTATGCAATGATTTTGAATCATAATTTACATCATTGCATAGGTTATAGTTCTAATGATATTCAGCCCTATATAAGGCAGGATAATAGGCAGGGTAGTGCAACAAATGCATTCAATATTTCAAGTTCCAGTATAGTTAATTTTAATAGTATAAGTTATGATGGTTTTTCTATATTTTCTCTTGATGAGGGTCCTTCTAGTTATGAAAATCCCTGTTTAAGATTTGGTTTGTATCATGAAACTGGAAATCTTGTTGACACAAATGTTGAACTAGGAACAATAATGTGGGGTAAGTATTTTGATTTTCCTTCTAATGCAGAAATGTTATCTTCTGTGTCTTATGAATATGGGATTTCTGACAGGAAAACAGTTGGGGGAGTAAATGTTCCTAAGAAAACTTGGACTAGAGTAAAAACTTGGGCAAATGAAACAACAGGAGGAACAGAGCCTTTTGGATTAAGAGACAATCAGACAGCAGTATATACTAATCCTGATGGTACTTATGTTCATTTATCATCTGATGATAGTGCTAATAATTTTAGAAGAAAATCAGGAAAAAGAGTTTGGAAGATTTCATTTGATTCTTTTTCACCTGAATATGTTATGAATCAAAACCCAATGTTAAATGAAATTGGCTGGTCAAAAATGCATTTTGATTCTTCAGGTATTTTTCAAAATCATGAATTTAATAATTATGAGACTGATGCTGATGGGAGCAGTTCTTTTACTATTGATAAAGGGGTTGATTTCTATACCAACGTAATCCACCGTACAAATGGTGGTCAAATTCCAATGGTATTACAGGTATCTAAAGATGTTCCTTCTCCTGAAAACTTTGCAATAGTAAAAATGAGTGATTACTCAATTATTCAAAAAACACCAAATTTGTATTCTTTTACAATAACACTTAGGGAACAATAAAAAATGCCATCACCTAAACAATCATTTTATCAAACTCCTAGCACTCCTAGACTTTATGTATCATATCCTTTATGGCAATACTCAAATGGTGCATTAAATCATGTATATCCTCAAGAAAGATATGATGAAGGGTTAACACATAGCCCTTATAATAATATTACAAGAGAAGATATGTTTGATATGATAAAATTTTATGATAATAGTAAAATACACACAATAAGCACAGACCATAATAGTGGCACAAATGAGGTTTTTCTTGGTTGGCAATGTGTTGATAGGCCAACATATACATTAGAGGATGATGGTAGTGTAAATCACACAGGACCAATAGGTTATACTGAGCCATCTACCCCTTTATGGGATTTCAATTATGCAATGATTCTAAATCATAATTTTGCAACATGTCCTGAAAGATATGAATTTCATCAGATAAGAGGTGTGAAAAATGAAAGTGAATTAATGGAGCAAACTGATTTAATAGATGCCTTTGATAGAAACATTGTAAATGCACCTGCTAATGCAAGATTTGACTACAATGGTTTTAGTGTATTTGAACTTGGAAGTATGGCAAATAAATATTCATTAGGTATGGGCCTTAGAATTTTCAGTGCAAGTGGTCAGTTTTGGGAATCAGATGTTGATGCAAAATTTTCATCTATTCTTTGGGGTAGATATTATGACTTCCCTTTTACAACTTCATGTAGTATTAATACTAGGCTTTCATATCAATATGATAAAAAAACTACAAAAAATATATATGGTGAAACAATATCTGCATCAAAATGGAATAGGACTGATTCTTGGCTTGGTGAATCCTATGGAATAGGAGATATGGGAACAGAGCCTTTTGGTTTAAAAGATAGCCTTTATAACAATGTTCAAGACATAAATGCTGGACAAAAACACAATTTATTTGACCATGCTCAAACACATAGAAGAAAAACAGGATTAAGGGTTTGGGATATAAATTTTGATTCTATCCCTGCAACTAACATTATGCCCCAAAATCCAATGTTAAATCAAAATGGTCACTGGGTAGGACCTAATGGAGTAGATTCAGCAGAAAATTGGGATAATGGTCAATACACAGCAGGGAATAATAAATCAATGTATAATATTGATTATGCAAGAGACTTCTATACTAATATCGTCCACCGTACAAATGGGGGAGAACTTCCAATGATAATGCAATTAAATAGAACAGACCCATCACCTCATAATTTTGTCTTAGTCAGAATGACTGACTATAAAATCAGAAGAACAACTGAGAACCTTCATTCTGTAACACTTAGACTAGAAGAACAGATTTAAACTTCCTCTACCTCATGTACTCATAAGCCACAAGAATCTCTTTTATAGGGATTCTTGTATCTAATTCTCCTCTATAACTAAAATTATTTTAAAAAACTTAAAGAAAACATTAGGTATTGTGATTTATTATTTTTAATATATAGGAGTGACAGGGAAAAACAAACAAGGAGTAACAAGATGGAATTTAAAGTAAAAACATTAACAATCGGTGGCCCAGCAGGAGATAGAACATTTCTTTATCTAAAAGGAGTGAATAAAAAAGATGGTTGTGATATTTTTAAAAATGAATGTGGCTTAAAAGAAATAAAAAATAGTTACTGCAAATTAGCATTTTATGATATAGATATAGATACACTGTATAGATGGAGTAATTTGTTTAAAGTGTGGATTATAGAATAAAATAAGAATAACAAGGGTGGTGTAAAAGCCACCCTTTAACTAGGGAAAACAAAAAACAAACAAGGAGTAGCAATGAAAAAAATAACTTTAAAATTAACAGAATCAGAATTTAAAACACTAAGTGGAAATAATTTATCTCACTTAGGAATTGGATTGCTTTTTACTTATACAGCAAATGGCAATAAAGGAATTGAAGTAAAAGATGTAGATAAGTTCAGAGAGTTCTTAAAAGTTGATATTGCTGATATTATTGGAATTTGTAATTTCAATGGAATTAATTTAGAGGAGGCAGTTGATTATAAAGATTTTAAATCTATCTTATCTAAACTTGATAAGGAGGTTAAAAAAGTGAAGAAATTAGATACTTATACTGAGGCAATGAATGATACACCAAAGAATAGAAGGTTTCAGGAAATAATTGATGAAATAAATTCTTTATTACCTGAATATGTTAAGGTGTATGGATTTCAAGATTATACAGATAAAAGAAATCCTAATTATGTAACAGTTATAGCATTGGCTTTTGAAGGATGTCCAAAGCATTTGATTGGAGGAGATAATTTTTCAGATTCAGTTAGCACTTCTTCTTCTCCAAGAAATTTACCTGAAGGAGCAATTAGTAATTATTTAGGTATGGGTATGAATGGGGAGATTGCAGGAGGCTATGGTTGTGTTGAAGATGAATTACTTTATGAAATGGCTAAACTTAAGGAGGCTAAATAATGGAAGAAGCAACTTATTTAATCATACATATCATTTCTGAGGTATGGAAGATAGTATTTCAAGGGGTTTTATTGTTTTTGATATATAGGCTTATCTCAACAATAATAAGGCGAACAAGTACCAAAAAACAACTTCCTAATATTAAATGTAAGGAGAGCAAATGAATCAGGAAATGATTAAACTTAAAAATGGTGTTAAAAAGTATTTGAAGGATTTAGGATTAGATATGAGTAAATACAAAGGTTGTGTGAAAACTGATACAAAATTAATTGCAGCAATAGATGATACAATTATTCATATTTCACATGATTTAACTAGACACAGGGCCATAATCCCTGAGAGAGGTAGAAAATGAAGGAAATATTAGAAAAACTAAAAAAACCAACAGATAAATCAGAAATTAAATATAGAGTTGGTACTGTTTATGATAAACAGAATGGTAAGGCAACAATACTATCTTATGTTGATGCAAGATATGTTCAAGACATTTTAGATGATGTTGTAGGACCTGAAAACTGGGAAAACAGATTTTATGAAGCAAAAGGTGCTTTGTTTTGTGAAATTTCTATTAACTTAGGTGATTATAAAATATCTAAATCTGATTGTGGTACTGAATCTGATATAGCACCTGCAAAAGGTGAGGCTAGTGATGCCTTTAAAAGGGCAGCAGTTATGTTTGGTATTGGAAGGGATTTGTATTCTTGTGAAACATTGTTTGCTAATCTTGAAAATAAGGGAACTTATAAAGATAAGTTTGGAAATGAACATATAAAATGGGCATTACCTAGAGACTGGAAACCTGATACAAATAAACAGGAACCTAAACCTAAACAGGAACCTAAACCTAAACAAACTATGAAAGTAGATAACAATCTTAATGTTACTATTGAGGCTGTTAAAGAAAAGTTTGATGGTGCTGTGATGAAGAACTTAGTCAATTTTGGAAAGCACAATGGTAAGGATTGGAGTGAAGTACCTGAAGATTATATAAATTGGGTATGTAAGAATAGTAAGTTTGATTGGCAAAGAAGTGCAGCACAACAGGAACTTGATAGAAGGAATGGTGATGTTCCTAATAGGCCCAACAGAGCATCAGGTGGTATGAGTGAAGTTGCTTTAGAAGAAAATGAATTTGAGGGTATGCCCTCTTAAGTGCGAATGATAACATAGGGAGTGGTAGCCTACTCCACACACACACACAGTAAGTTACTCAAATGGGCTGCCACTTCCTTCCCTAACTAGGAGAGATATGGAATATAATGAAATGATAGAATTAGAATATTGGCTTAATCATAATGAAAGAAGCATGAGTTGGTTAGCAAGAAAATGTAATGTATCACCAGCAGCAGTTAAAGGTTGGTTAGATAGAAAACATCATCCATCAAAGAAACATAGGATAATGATTACAGATATAACAGGTATAGAATTATGAGCAAAGGATGGATTTCATTACACAGGAAGATATTAGATAATCCTGTATTAACTAGGTCTAAAACATATAGCAGGTTTGAAGCATTCGTATATATGCTTTTAAAGGCTAATCATAAAGATAATAAGGTCCTTATAGGCAATCAATTAATTAAGGTTAATAAGGGTAGTTTTATAACATCACAAAAGCAGTTAATGTTAGAGTTTAATTGGGGTACTTCAAGGCTTAGAAATTTTTTAGAATTGCTCAAAGAAGATAAAATGATTGAAATAAATTCTAATGCAATATCAACGTTGATAACTATTAACAATTATTCAGAGTTACAGGGTTTGCAAACTGATAACAAACCGATAATGAAGCGCAAACAGATTGATAGTAAATTGATAGGGAAAACAAACAATAATGAGAATAATGTTAATAATGAAAATAATGATAATAAAGAACAATCATTTATAGATTTAGTTAAAAAAGTTTGTGAAGAAAAACATAAGGATGTTCCTGATGATATTATAGATGACTTCTGTAATTATTGGACTGAGAAGAATATGGCAGGACATAAAATGAGATTTCAGATGCAAAAGACATTCTCCATTGAAAGAAGATTAACTAGATGGTTAAAGAATCAGAAGGATTGGAATGTTAATACTAAGAAGCCTCCTGTTAATTTTAAAACAAGTACATCAGGACACTATATAGGATATTGTGCTACCTGTAATGTTTCTAGTTTTTATAAAGAATATGATTTAAGAGGAAGCAGTATTTGTTGTTCAGCAGAAATAAAACCTGAGAGGAGTGAATAAATGAATAATGCACCAACACATAGAATACCAAAGAAAGTACCTACACATTGTGATGATTGTAATGTATTACTCACAAAAGATAATATGTCTAAGAGATTAGGTGTTATTAAAAAACATTGCAGGAAGTGTTTATCTAAGAAAGTGGCCAAGTATAATGAAAAAAGAAAAAAAGCATTAAAAGGCACTAGATGGTTTTAAGAAAAACAAGAAAATTCAAATATCCTGATTATTTTAAAAGTCTTGCATATGATATAGGTAAAGCAAGAAGCCTTATTAGTTCAGGAATATATAAGAAAGGTACAAAGAAGTTTAGGGGAGATAAAGAAAAAAACATATCAACACTTGGTGTTCTAGGGGAATTGATTGTTAGACACTTTTTTTATATTGATGAGATTATAGGGTCCTTTAATCCTATTGTAGATGAATTTCCTGTTGTTGATTCTGATTGTGATGTTTCTAATTTTAAATTTGATATTAAAACAGTTAAAGAAAATTCAAGTTATTATTTAATAAATAAACAGGCGCATGAAAATAAAGAAAAGTATAATAAAATAACTCACTATCTTTTTGTTGTTTTAGAAAGTAATTGTGTTGCACATATAGTAGTTTTTAATAAACAAGATGTATGGAACTGGGAAGAACATAAAGCAAGATATACAGAAGTATATAGAAGGAGAATAAATGAGTGATGATATATTGACATTACCTATTAAAGTAGAATCTAGGAACGTGTTGGATAGGAAACACTGGGCAGTTAAAAGAGAAGCAAAAAAGATATGGGCCTTATTTGTTAGAAATCAGATGAGATTAAAGAAGATTAAGAAAGCAGGTACTGGACAAAAGTTTAGTTTAACTATTATTAGTTATAGGAAGAAATTACTTGATGTTGATAATTTATATGGTGGTGTTAAGCAATTACTTGATGCTTGTATTGATGAAGAATTAATATGGGATGATGCTCCAAAATACTTAAATCTTAAGGTAGAACAACATATAGCAAAGAAGTATGAAACAGCAATAATTAGAAAACAAGTGTTTTAAAATTCATTTATTATGTTATATTACAATACTGATATATGGATAAAAATACACAAAATATTAAAACTGATGGCACAGAAGGCACACTTTCAGATAAAAAAAGAAAATTTGTAAAACAACTTACTGAGAACTTAGGCAATGTGTCTAAAACTTGTGAGCAATTAAAGGTTGGTAGAAGAACATATTATAATTGGTTAGAAGATGAAGAGTTTGAAGAAGCAGTAAGGGATGCAGAAGAATCATTACTTGATGAGAGTGAATTTCAATTAATGGATGCTATAAAGAATGGTAACCTGACTGCTATTATATTTCACTTAAAAACTAAGGGCAGGAAAAGAGGATATGATGAGAAGCAACAAATAGAGATAGTAAAACCTTTTGACAGGATAGAACTTGAGGACATCTAATAATCCTATATTAAAAAAAGAGAATTATTTTCCACACCAGTGGGATTTTCTAACAAAGAAAGGAAATCCTAAAGCAAGAGTGTCTGCTTTAGTAGGAGGCTTTGGCTGTGGAAAAACTAAGATTGGATTAAGTAAATGTCTATTATCATTAGTTAATCTTCAGAATCCTACACTAGGTAAGTCTAATGGTTTAATATTATATCCAACTTATTCTTTAGCAGAAGAAGTATTTGTTGAGCCTTTCAGCAAACTTCTTGAAAGGGCTAATATTCCCTATGATTATAATATTGCAGCACATAAATTTAAAACAGTATTTGGAGACATAAAAATATATGTAACCAATCAGGCCCACAAGATTGTTGGTAGTAATTATACATTTTGTTATATAGATGAGATAGATGTAGAGAGTACAAAGAATGCTGAGATGGCAGTTAATAAAGCATTAGGAAGATTGAGAGGATGTGAAGATGCTGAGTTATTTATGACAACAACACCTGAAGGCTTTAAATTTGCTCATGAATTTCTTGTTAATAAAGCATCTCCTAATAAATATTTAGTGCATGGTAGAACAGAAGATAACCCTTATCTACCAAAGTCTTATATAGAATCATTAAAAGAGAATTATGATGAGAATCTATTAAAGGCTTATCTTGAGGGAAAATTTGTTAATTTACAGAAAGGACAATGTTATCATGGCTTCTCAAGAGAAAGAAACATATCTGAATGTACATACAATCCAAATAAGCCAATCCATGTGGGCTGGGATTTCAACGTCATGCCCCAATGTGTCTGTATTGTACAAGAACAAGAACATAGTCCTCACATACAGGTGATTGATGAGATACAATTAGATACTGATGGAAGTGGTGATGTATTAACAGAAAGGATGTGCAAAACTATTAAACAGAAATATCCTAACAATAAATATTATGCATATCCTGATGCAACTGGTGCAAGTAAACACAGTTCTGCAAGATTTTCAGATATAGAAATTATAAGAAGGAATGGGTTTATGGTCCATGTTAGGCATATTAATCCTTTAGTTGTTAATAGGTTAAATAGTATGAATAATAATCTAAGCAAAAGGAATATGGTAATAGACCCAAGATGTAAGAATTTAATTAGAGATTTTGAGCAAGTGGTACATAAGGAAGGAACAAGAGATATAGACAAAACAACTAATAAAGAATTAACTCATAGCAGTGATGCTTTAGGCTATTATGTAGATTTTAAATGGCCCACAGTAAAGCCTTCTTTAGGAACAAGTGAAAGATAATAGGAGAAATCAATGATACCAAACACAGGGGAACTTGCAGTCCTTATAAGTAAATGGAATGTAAATCAAATAAGAAAAAATCAGTGGAAACAAGCAAGATATGAAGCAATGGATTACTATAATGGAAATACATTTGAATATACATCTAAATATTTTAGTGAGACCACATTAAAGAAGATTGTTGCTGGTAATGTTAGCATTACTAAAAGAATAATAGATAGAATTAGTTTGGTATATATGACACCTCCTATTAGAACATATACAAGAGAAGATGTTGATTCCTTGTTTTTTGAGAAAGATTTAAAGATGCAAAGATTAGAACGTATTACTAATCTGCTTGATGCTGTAATGCTTAAACCTTGCTGGAGAAATGAGAGTATTGAATATGATATTATATCTGATTATGAGCCTATCTTTGGTGATGACCCTCTTAATCCTGAAGCAATAATATATCCTATAACTTCTAAATCAACAGTGCTTGATAATACTCCTGAATTATGGGCATATTGGGATGCTGAAAACACATTTACATTTGATAATAATGGAAGAATGTATGCAGAAGATGATAATCCTGATATGATTAATCCATATGGTGTACTGCCATTTATTGAATGTTTCAGGGAAGGTAAACCTGAATTTAGTTATTTAGATACTAATGCTAGTAATGATTTAATATCTACCAATCTTGCAATTAATGTAGCAGAAACTAATAAGAATGCTAATGTTATGTTTCAATCATTTGGATATTTATTTGTTAATGGTGCAGGAATAGATAAAGATACTATGCAAATAGGACAGGACAAAATTAATTACTTAGGGGTAGATGGTACTATATCAATAGTGTCTCCTCCCAATGCGATACCTGCCTTAGATGAATCCATACAATCATCTTATAAGATGTTGGCACAGAATTACCATCTACCTATAAGTTTTGTTGAAGGTACAAGTGCTGCATCAGGTGTTGCTTTAAAGATGAGGAATATAGAACTTACTGATGAAAGAAAATCAGATGTTACTAGATGGAGAGATATTGAATATAAGTTGTTTGATTTAGAAAGATTAATGATAGCAGTAGAGATGGGCCAAGATGCAGGTGATTTAGAAGATGTTGATTTTACTGAATCAGTTGAAGTATTGTCTGATGAAGAACAAAGGGCCAAATGGGATTGGGAACTATCTAAAGGATTGATTGACTTAGCAGATATACTAATGGCTAAGAATCCTGATTTAACTAGGGAAGAAGCAGAGGAAATATTAGCAGAGAAGAAAGCCCCTGCAACAGAAGAAGTTGATGAAGGTCCTGAGAATACATTACTTGCAGCATTATCTAAACCAGTAGAATAATGGCAGACCAAAAAGCAATAGATAGTTCTTCTGAACAAATTGCTAGAATGGTAGATAGTGCTAGGGATGATTTAGTCAGAGACCTTCTTGCACTAGCAAACCAAAAGATTAATCCTGCCACAGGAGTAAAAACATTTAAGAGACTTGCAGATGATATACCAGCATTTACTTCTTTTATTTTAGATTTTGATGTAGAAGGTACAGTAAAGAATAAATTGCAAAAAGCATTAAAGATATATGCAGATGCTCACAGAGGGGTCCTTGAAACAACAATAGGATTTGGTAAAATTAACCCAAAGGCATTGTCATCTTTTGTATCTTTAAATGAAGAAGTATTTAACAATTCAATTATAAGGGTCATGTCAGGACAATTAAAGAATCAATTAGTAAATGGTGTTAGTGCAGGATTAACTGCTGATATGATTATTGAAAGAGTTAGTCAATCATCTATATCTAATGCACAAATGCAAACACTTGTAAAGACTACACTTAATACTTATTCAAGAACAATTACAAACCAAATGATGAAGAATGCTCCTGCTGATACTAAATATGTTTATATAGGTCCTGTTGATGATAGAACAAGAATTGAGTGTTTAGATTATGCAAGTGCAGGTGAATTAACAGAAGCAGAAATAATAAGCAATGGATGGTCTGCATCTCTGATAGATGGTGGGGGATTTAATTGCAGACACAAGTGGGAAATAGCATCTACTGAAGGTAAGGGTTTTAGTGAACAATCTAAAGTGGAAGGACAAAGGGAAAAAAATGCTAGATAAAAAATTCTTTTTAAAAGAAGGCGCTAATACTAGAGATGATTATAGAGACCATATATTCAGGAAAGCACTAGATGTGCATGGCAATAAATTTAAGCAATATAAATCTAAAAAATACCAAAATAAGAAAGCAGCAGGTGGATTTAAAACACAGAACAGAGGCTATCCTTTATTTGCTCCTGTTCTTACAGGTGACTTGTTAAATGATTATTCTTTGATTGAAACTTCAAATAATGGATTTATTATAGGCTGGAATATTCAAGGGGCTAAGGTAGGATGGCTAAAAGATAATAAGAGAGAACTAACAACTTCTAAGCAACCATTGCCTGAAAAGATTTTAAAGAAGTTATTTGCTAAAGCAAAACTATATATTAAAAAAGAAAAAAGGAAGATAATCCCTAGAAAAACTACAAGGCATAAGATTGGTAAGTAGAAACAAAAAAGGGCCTTAAATGGCCCTTTTTGTTCCTTATTTGGTTATTTTAATTATCTCATTAACCTGAAGCGAATATCACGAATTGTTTTAAAGTCATATCCATTACTAACATCACTGGCGAACCATCCTATTAGTTTGTAGGTCATATAGGGTGATAATTTATCTTGTATCACCTCCCCATCAAAAACAATCATATATCCTTTTCTGTTAGGATTCCTGTATGCAGTAGAATAATAGCCTGAAGATGGTTTCCATTTTTCATACCATGTCATTGGTATAACTTTTAAATGACCTTCAGGACCCCATTCATCAAGATACCAATTTATATCCTGCAAATTACTAAGCATCTCTTTTTTAGTTTTATCAATGTAAGACATTACTCACTCCTTTTATTTTTTTGTTTTTCCCAAACCCATAGGGTTTCTGCACCCCTCAAAGAGAGGTGCTTCATCAGTGGGATTTATTTTATGAAATTAAAAAACTCTGTTCCATATTCTCCATATCTTATCTCATCACCAGTATATTGTTTATTAGTGTCTCTTTTCACCGTTCTTTTTCCTTTTACACCATGTGTCCATACAGTATTTATACCTTCAGAACTGGTTATATTAACTGCATTAGCCTTATTGTCAAAATCATTAACATCAATGCCTCTATCTTTAACTCTATCTGAAACATCAGCACCTGTAAAATCAGATTGAACACCTACTCTACTTAAATGATTCATACCATAACTTGACATATCTATTGAACTTAATTCTACTCTATCACCATTAGGCATAACAACTGTTAATTCTTCATTTAAACCTAAAGTTATTTCTTTTTTGTTACCTGTTTCCATTTTTGTTACTCCTTGTTTATTTTTTGTTTTCCCTTACAACACTATAATATTACAAAATAATATATATATAAACAAACAATTATTTTAAATATTAAATATTTATTTAAGTATATAGAATATTATAGAGGAGGAATTAAATAATTACTTTTATATAATTTAAAATAAATTATATTATAGATAGAAATTTTCAATAAATATCCACTAAAGGAGTTAAAATGTCAGAAGAAAATAAAGTAGAAACTCAAACTACCGTTGAACAAAACAACGATAATAAAGGCAACACTGAAGTTGATAAAAATGTACCATATGATAGATTCCAAGAAGTAGTGCAGTCTAAGAATGATATGGCTTCACAACTTGGGAAACTTCAGGCACAGATAGATAAGATGAACAGTGATAACAAATCAAAAGCAGAAGCAAAGATGGTTGAAGATGGTAAATTGAAAGAAGCGCTTGATTTGATTACTAAAGAAAGAGATACTTTTAAAAGCCAATCTGAACAATGGACGACATATCAGGCTGATAAAAGAGAATCTCTTATGTCTAAACTAACTGATGATACTGATAAATCTATTGCAGAAGGTTTGAGTGATTTGAATAAACTAGAAACTTATGTTAATAAGGTTGTTAATGTTAATGCTCCATCAACATCTAAAGCAAGAGCCACAACAGGTAAAGTAGGTGAAATGGGTGGCTATTCTTCTTATGCTGAATGGGCAGAGAAGGACCCTGAAGGTTATGAACAAGCAAATAATAGTCTTAAAGGAACAGGTATAAAGATTGGCTATGGGAGTTAAGAAACATAGCAAATTACTTGGAGTTGACTATGACCCAAAGAATGATATGGAGTTAAAGCCAAAAGAGGATGGTGATGTTGATGTTAGATATAAAGATGGGAAGATGACATTTGATGAATATATTGATGAAATGGAATCAAGGGCCACAAGACATCAGGAAGGTAAATCCTTAACTTCAAATTCTTTAGGATTATTTGGAGGCTGGGGAAAAGGAACATTAAAGAAACCTTATGAAGAATAATTAAAATATATACTCAAAATGAAGGCACCTAGTGCAGTTGAAAGAGTATAAATAAGGAGTAGTATCATGGCAGAAACAGATACAGGTGTTGCTCAAGGTGGATTAGGTAAAATAGTAGGTGATGCAGTTTTAGCATTTAACCATACTAATGTTATGCTTCCATTGGTAACATCAAAACAAGCAGTAAAGGGCGCAATTACAGTGCAATTCCCTGACTACACAAAGGTTGAATCAGGAAGTGTAGATGCAGTAGCAGATGGTGTTGACCAAGGAACAGTTACATCAGTAACAACAGATGCTAGAAGCCTTACTATTAGTGAGCATGTTATCAGAGCAGATGTTAGTGATTTAGCAAGAATGGGTAATGCTGAAGATTTAACAGGCAATGTTGGCGCTATATTAGGTAATGCAGTAGCAGCAAAACTTGATAAAGACTTATGTTATTTAGGAGAAGCATTTGCTCAACAAGATACATCAACATCAACAACATTGGCATTAAGTCATATTTTTGGTGCAATGAGATATTTAAGAGCAGCAGGTGCGCCTTTTCCATATAATTTGGTATTATCACCAAAACAAGTATGGGGCAGTAAAGGATTACTTGCATTAACTAATGATGCAGCAGTAACAGGAACTAATGTTGCAAAACCTATGTCACTTCTTGGAAGTAAAGGTGAAGAAGCAATTACAAATGGTTGGGTTGGCTCAATAGCAGGATTCAATGTTTATTGGAGTGACCAAATCTCTGAAGCAGCAAATGCTGGTAGAGGTTTTGCCTTCAGTAAAGGGGCTATTGGTTGTGGTATTGGACCTGAAGGACTAATCAGAATAGAAACAGAAAGAAATGCATCTTTCAGAACAACAGAATATGTTGCTGTTGGATTTTGGGGTGAATGTGAAATCAAAGACACATTTGGAGTTTATATGCCATCTGATGTTTCTTAATTATAGTTACTTATAATCATAAAGTTGGGGGAGTAGTCGGATTACTCCCCTGCTTTTATAAAATGGAGAATTTATGGAAGATAGATATTTCAAGAAAAGCAATGGTGTGATTATTAAATATGGTCCACAATATGATTTAGAAAATTTAATGGAAAGATTTACTGAATGTGATTCTGATGGGAATGAATTAAAAAAAGAAAAATCTAAAAAAGAATCAAAAAAGAAGGCAGGTAAATAATGGCAATAACTTCAAAAACATTTATTCATAGTGATAGTAAGTTGTTGGGAGATGAAACAGCAGCAGTAGGATTCTTACCAAGAGATGTGGAAGATTGGATTTCTGCAAATGGTGGTACTATTGATAACACATCAAATATGAATATCACTTGTTGTCCTTATGGTGCTAACCAAATATTCACATTAATAGTTATAGATGATAATAGTTAATAAATGTCCTTAATAGATAGTATAAAGAAACATGAAGGCTTCAGTTCTGTTGTATATAAATGCACTGCTGATAAATTGACTATTGGCTATGGCAAAAGGGTTAAGTATCTTAAAGTAACCAAGGAACAAGCAGAGGAATGGCTTAAAGAAGATGTGGAACATTTAAAGTATGTAATGGCAGATAAATATGAATGGTTCTTACCTGCCCCTCAAGAAGTAAGAGATATTGTTATAGAAATGGCATATCAACTTGGGGTAAAATCCTTTAGTCTTTTTCGTAAAACTATATATTTAATAGCAAATAGAGATTATAAAGGTGCTTCTGTTGAGATGTTAGATAGTAAGTGGGCTAGAATTGATACACCTTCTAGGGCCTTAGAATTAAGTGAAAGAATGAAAAATATAGAATAATATGCCTAATGAAATAGTTTGTCCTAAGTGTTATAATGTTGGAATGACAAAGAGTGGATGGTTTGAGGACAGACAGAGGTATCAATGTAAGGTTTGTAATCACAGAACAATACATGGCATAGAAGATGCTGATTTAGTTATAGAGAATGTTAAACTTGCTAAACAAAAGCAATCAGCACAAGATTTAAACAGGATAGAAAGAAAATCTTTCAGGGAACATGCAAGAATTGAAAATGCTGTTTCTGAGTATAGCAAGAATTTAGTTGGGCTTTTTGAAAAATACAAACTATCTACATATGTTAAGAAGCATAAGGAAGATAACTCTTGTGTTGGTGTAATACAATTCTCTGATGTTCACTTTAATGAATTAGTAAACCTTGAACATAATAAATATGATTTTAGTGTAGCATCTGCAAGATGTAAATTGTTTGTTGATAAAGCAATAACATATTTCAAGGCTATGGGAGTTACTAATGTACTAATGGTCCAGTCAGGTGATTTACTAAACTCAGATAGAAGATTAGATGAATTACTACAAATGGCTACTAATAGAGCAAAAGCAACGTTCCTAGCAGTTGACATACTACAACAAGTAATCTTGCATTTAAACACCAATTTTAATGTTTCTGTGGCTATGGTAACAGGTAATGAAAGCAGAGTTAAGAAAGATTGGGGTTGGAGTACACTTATAGCAACAGATAACTATGATTACACAATATTTCAGACATTAAAGTATTTATTTAAAGATAGTGATATAAACTTTATTGATGGTGACCCAACAGAAGTAGTAGTTGAGGTTGCAGGACAAAACCTGTTAATATTACATGGTAATGGTGCTATTAAAAGAACAGGCATTGAATCTTCTATTAATCAAATGGTTGGAAGATACAGAATGAGAGGAACAAAGATTGATTATGTTATATTTGGACATATTCATTCAGCAAGAGTTGGTGATAATTATTCTAGGAGCAGTAGTATGGTAGGAGCAAATGATTATTCAGAGAAGGCGCTTAACTTGGCAGGTAGAGCATCACAAAACTGCTACATATTTTATAACAATGGAAACAGAGATGGCATTAAGGTTGATTTACAAAATTATTCTGATGGGTACGATATTGACAAATCATTGGAATCCTATAATGCTAAATCAAGTGATAAGGTTAATCAAGGCACTACTATATTTAAGGTGGTAGTGTGAATTGGTTAGATATATTAGAGAAATATGGTATTGCTGTTCTAATGAGTATTGGGATGGCATTTTATATATGGAAAAGCACAAAATTTATTCAAGATGAACTAACTAAAGAACTAAGAGAATCTTTCAATAGGTTAGAGAGTATAATAATTAAGTTGATTGATAACAGTAAGAAGCAGGAGATGAAGCAGGAAGGCTTGATTAAGAGTTATAAATCATTGGTAGATATAATTACAAGGCTATGGAATAGATAGAGGAATATAATGGGTGATAGTTTAGATAATGTGTTTCAGGGTATTTATAAATCAATAGTAGAAGCACAGAATACAATAGAACAACATTATGTAGGTGAAGTAAAAGAGGATTACTTTGATAAAGATGGTAATCCATATATGCTTCCTGTTAAACTACCTAATGGTGATAATGGGGAATTAAAAACAATTAATATACCTGTAATTACATTAGTACCTCATAATGGTATGGCAATTAAAGAAGTAGAAATTGAAATGGAAGTTGCATTATCTCAAGGAGAATCTGAAGAAATAAATAAAAGTAAGGCAACAAAAAAGAAGCCTAGTAAGATTCACAAATTCCTAACAGATTTAAGTAAAAGAAATAAGGGCCGAGAAATGGCCAAGATAAAAGTGAAGTTTAATGGGCAAGATGCTCCTGAAGGACTTGCTAGGATTAAAGATTCACTTGTTAAGATAATACCTAACTAAACGGAGAAAGATAATGGCAAAACAAGATACAACAGTTAAAGCATTTGTAGGACTACCAATAGAAGAATTAATATGTAATCCTATTATAGGTGCTGCTAAAGGGCAAAGAGCATTAGCACAAGAAACATTAAGTTTTGTAGAAGATTTGGCTTTTACAGGTAAAGACAATAAAGATGGTTCTAAAAATGCAAATATAATTGATGTTAGTTTAGATAGATTAACAAACTCATCAACAACAGGTGAGGTAGCACACGTTAATCAGAAAATTCAAATGCCTGTAATATCTTTAGTTAATATACCTAATTTTGCTATGGACACTATGGAGATTGATTTTACTATGGAAGTTAAGCAGAGTTCTGCTAATACATCAACTTCATCTAAGAGTAAAACAACAGATAGTGGTGCAGAGGTTAAGGCTAGTGCATCTTGGGGCTGGGGTAGCGCATCAGTAAAAGCACATCACAATGTATCAGGCACAGTATCTTCTTCTAAAGAAAATACAAGAACATCTGATTTTAGTGCTAAGTATAATGTAAATGCTACTGCTAAACAATTACCACCTGCTGAAGGTATGGCTAGATTCACTCAAATATTATCATCCGTTATAGAGCCTATTGACACTTCATCAGCAGCAGGAGAAGCATCCTTATAATGAGTAAAGAATTGGACAATTACAGGAGGGAAGTAACTATACACCTTAAACATCATAGTGAGAAGATTGATGTTGTGATTGCTCATTTAGAAAAGATAAATGGTAGATTACAAAAAGCAGAAAGAGATATTACTACACATAAAACAGTAGGAATAACAATATCTACTTTTGTAGGTTTTATCTTAACTTACTTAGGCATAAAGGAATGACTGGGAAAGAATTAAAACAAGCAGTAAATGATATAAAACTATCTATCCATGAATTAGGAGAAAGGATTACAAACTTAGAAAGAGATTCACATCCTCCTGTATTCAAGCAAGATAGTTATGATGAAATGGATGCTAGATTACAAGTAATTGAAGCATTCTATAATAATATAAAACTTATAACAACAGACAATAAGGAGATTCAATAATATGGAATTTTTTACAAACAATGTTAACTTATTTGCAGGTGGTGGTGCATCAGCGATTGCACTATGGTTACTTAAAAGAATACCTAATGATGATTTGTATTCATGGGTTAAAACAGGAGCATACTGGGCAGGAACTGTAATTACTCTTGGGCTTGGTAAATGGAAAATATCACGTTCTATTTGGAATAAAACAGTGGAGCCATATTTCATTGATTTGCTATCCAATACAGTAGAAGCAGGAGTAGAAGGATTCATAGAAGGGCTTAGAAGCGATAAGTAATAAATGCGATTATCTGATATTATAAAAAACCTAAAAGGTATCTTTGAGAAAAAGAAAAAGAATCCTATACAACTTGAAAATGATAGCAATTTGGAGCCAAATCTTAAGTTCTTAAAGGTTAGTGATAAATCTACACCTATACAAATATCAGATGACACAATAAACATTCAGGGCAGTTTAACTGTTAATGGTGATTCTGTGCAAACAGGAACTGATGCAGGTGCTACTGCCCTAGATGAATTATCAGATGTAACCTATTCTAGTGGTGATTTAACTATATCCTCATTAGATAAGATAATTGTATCAAATGATTTATTAATTCAAACTGCTGATGGCGCACAAGATTTATTTAAAGTTATAGTAGATGGTGGGTCTAACAATTTCTTTGAACTTGGAGCAGAGGCTAACAATTATAGTTCATTAAGATTAAATGAAGCAGGTGGTGATAGCACTACTGACTATTTTCAGATAAGTACATCAGAACATGGGGCAACAATAATATCTACGGTTGATGGGGCTGGAGAAAATGCAGATTTAACTTTTTCTATTGATGGTGATATAATACACAAGAAAATATCTGATGATGCCAATGGTCCTGAATTTGTATTCCAAAAACAAAGGTCTGATACTACAATAGATGATAATGATTATGTAGGTAGAATACAATGGAAAGCATATGATGACCAAGGAACTCCTGAGATTATGACAGCAGGAGCATTGTATGTAAGGGTATTAGATGCTTCTTCTACTGATGAAAAAGCAGAAATGGTATTTAAGGTTTTAACAGATGAGTTTAGTGATTCTGATAATCCTACATCTTTTCTTTCTGCAACAGGTATAGGCACAGGTTATAGTAATGTTCAGGTGAATCTAGGTGCAGGTACTTCTACCAACAATTTTATTCATGGCTTAACTAAATTCACTGCATCAACTCATGGTTCAGAGGCTACTAATGGCAAAATACATGTAATGCCTTATGTAGCAGGTACTGCCCCTTATATATTAATAGAAAGTGCTGCTGATAATGGTGATTATTGCAAAATACAGGTATTGGCATCAGGTCAAACAACAATATCTACTGTTGATGATAGTGGAGCAGCAGGAGCAGATTTAGCCTTAGATGTAGATGGTGATATAACTTTAGATGCTGCAACTGGTAATATAACTGCAAAAGATAATGGGGGCAATTATACACCTTCTTCTGATTATCATGTAGCAACTAAGAAATATGTAGATGATAATGCTGGAGCAGCAAAAGAAACTTTTGTCATCAATGCAAGATTCACTCCAAAAAATGATACCAATAAATGGGTAGGAGGTAGAATGAATGATTATTATAAATCCTCAGAGATATGGGGATTAAGCACTGCAAAAACAGGAAGTAACTATACAGACACAGCAGCAAGTGCTTGGGCAACTTTTAACTATGTTGATGTTGTGGTTGCTAATGCTTGTACCGTAACTAAGTTTACTTGTTCAGCATATCAGAATACAGCAGATTGTGATTTTATAGTGGGTTTATGGAAAATGACACCTGCTGCAAATACTAACCATATAGGGAATGCTACTGTTGATTTCATAGGGGAGATTGAATTTACTGCCAATGCAGATACAAGCACATTACATGCAGTTCAATCTATAACATCATTTGAAAGTGGAGCATCTTTAAGTGCAGGAGATTGTATTATTGTTGCAGGAACAGTAGGTGCAGGAGGGATAGGTTCAGATAGAACTTATTGGTGGATTAATGGAGCAATAGAAGTTGAATATAGTTAGGAGATTGTTATGGCAATAGAAAAAATAGTAAAAGATATAGATGATGGTAGTGGCCCTGTAAGATTACAGAGTGACTACATAGATGACTTGATAGAAAAGATTAATGAAATTATAGAATGGATTAACAATCAATAAAATATATGTTTAAAAGTTTAAATATTATGTTATATTATAAAGACAATAATGGAGTAAATATATGGCTTTGACAGGCAAATCACCAGCAGGAACTTACAAGGATTTATTAACTATTGAGAATAGCAACAACGGAGTTGACAGCACATTACGTTCCGTTAATACAGGTAATGGTTCTTCAACGTCTATAAGTGTATCTAATAGAGCCTTACAGGTAAAATCTTCAGTAAATAATGTAAGGACACTTGCTATTAATGATGCTTCAGATTCAACTAAATTTTATGTAGATACTACAAATAGCCAAGTTAAAGCATTAGGACATAATGTAAATACACAATATGCAACATTCTCAGTTGGGAACACAGAATCAACTGCTTTTGCTGCAAATACACATCAGGCATTAACTTTTGGAAATGCAAATTATGGAACATTGGGGAATGGGCCTTCATTTGGAACATTAACAGACCCTGCAACATCTTTTACAACATCAGATTCAGCATCAAGCAGAGGTGCTGATTTAGTGCCTTGCTTATGGTATGTTCCTGATAATATTTCAATAGATGGTGTTTATTCTTTAGAAGGTGCAGATGCAGCAACAGGTGACACAACTAGAATGCACTTAATGAGTTACAGGTTTACTTCAGGAAATACAGCAGCATTAATAAGTGGAACAGTGTTAGCACATAATGATGATGTTACAAATGATGGTGGAGAGCAATCATACTTATCAACTTGGACAGTAGATAGTGCAGATGTTGTAGCAGGTAGAGTAATAATGGCTATGTTTAGGAGTGATTCAATAAATTCAGATTATTCATTGCAAGTTGTTGTGAAATATCATTTAACTTAGGAAAGGAAAAATTTATGGCATATACAAATTTAACAACAGCAGGAAGAAGAAGGCTTAGTGGTTCTGCTAAAATAAATCTCAACATTGAGACAAATGATGGAGACTACTTGTGTGAATCTAGTAAATTATATACAGAAAAATCAAGCATTACACAGGATTTAGATAATTCTGATGCCTTTATAACTCTTTCATCTTTTGATAAGGGATTAAATGCTTTAACAGTTCAGAGTGCTAAAGTAGTAGTATTAAAGAATGTAAGTAATATATGCCAAGAGATTATGATTAGTATTTGGGATTGGAGGAATGATTCACATACATCAGGAACAACAATGGACCTGCATAATGCTATTGATATTAATGCTGAAGATGTAGGTGCTGGTGCAACAGCAGTCAGAACTATCAGTATGATTTTACCAGCAGGTGAGTTTATATATCTCCCAAACAATAGAATGTTAAGTTATGCTTTGTTAGACACAACACTTGAATCAGCAGCAAAAGCAGCAGCAGGGGCAATATCAATAGAGCCTAAAGATATTAATAGTGGCAATGAATATATAGATTTGCATTTATTTGCAGGAAGCACATATAATAGTGGTGCAGATGTTCAGGTAAATGAACCAAGTGGTCTTGGAATTACTGATACTACTATAACTGTTGATGATGGTGATTTTTTTGAAGCAGGTGATTTAATTATGCTTGGCTCAGAAGTAATATCCGTTGTTTCTAAAACTGCTAATGAGTTAACAGTTACAAGAGGCTTGTTAGGTTCAACAGCAGCAGCAATAGTAGATAATGAAGATTTAAAGTTTTTCTTTGGGAATGAATATTTGAAATATGATGTTGGAAGATGTATGACAGATGCTAATGGAAACTTCTCTCAAAGAGGAGCATTTTTTTCTTATGCGAGGACATCAGGAGCAACAGGAAATACAGCAGATGGAATAGTTGCAGGTAGTGTTGCAATAGGGCCATTTTATAGTGGGGGAGGTTATTTAGATTGGGGATTAACAGGTATAAAAGCATCTGATTCCACAGGTTTAAATTCTAGTACCCAGTACACGTTCACCGTTGTTGTTGACGACTATCAAGCAGGTGGTTGGAGTGCTACTGGAGCAGCACAAACAATAGCCTTCACAACGGATGCAAATGATGTCAGTTTCTCAGGTTCAGGCAACGCAGTATTGCCTAAGATACAGGCTATTTTTGATGAAAAGTTTTATGATGTTTCATCAGGATTATACAATAAGAAAGTGACAATAGGACTTGTAAATGGGGATGTAAGAATAACATCACATTCTAATCATACTGGAACAGTGGTAGGACTAGGCAATACAACAGGCACTACACCATTTGGTGTAGGTAGATTCCCTTCAAAAGATGGCTCATCAATACCAATTTTAAAAGGAACACCAACAGGTCCTGCTCCATTAAATGATGCAGCACATGTTATTGTATATGGTCCTAAATCATATTTAGAACCTGAAACAATAGTTGACCCTATTACAGGGAAAGAAAAACAGAATTTATCAGCATTTATCCTTGATGATGGAAATGGAAATTTGGTACATGATGGGGCTATTGTCGGTAGCATTTCATATGTTACAGGACACACAAAATTTTCAAGCAATTATGCATATGCTGAATTTAAAATACATGCAGAATCATTGTCAGCACATTCAGGGGGTGCTAAATATTCAACATCAGCATATAATACAATTACAAAAATAAGTGCTAGAAGCATGAATCCAAAAGCAGATAGCAAGATAGAAATGTTATTACTAGGATAGGAGAATTATGGCAACAAACTTTACATATGCAGGAATTTCAGACTTAACTAAATACTTCAATCGTGTTTCAGATTTTGATTCAAAGGTTCAAATCTTCCCTACATTAACATCAGGTAATCTTCATTTATTTAGAGATTGTGGATATGTTGATAAATTGTTTGTAAATGGTGAGGAGTTAGCAGCAGCACAATCAACATCAGGTGCTGTTGATAGTAATGGTGAATGGTTTTATGCAAGTGCAACAAATCAAGTAGAATATTATAATAGCAATTATTCATCTACTACTATAAATGAACAAGTATTTGAAGTAGGACAAGATTTTACAGATTTTTTAAATCAAACATTGGTAGATGCTAGTTTAGAATTACATAATTATTTAGATGCAAGATATTCAACACCATTAGAAAAAATAAAACAAGTTGATATTGATACAGCAGCAATTTCTACATCAGAAGAATATGACCCAATTATTATTAAAGCAGTATGTTATATTGCAACATCTAATATTATTAGAGCAAAAGAAGGCCCAAGTGAAGAAGCAGATTATTTTATGAGTTTAGTAACTAATCCTGAAAGAACAGGTTTAGTGGACAAATTAAATGATGGTGTATATAAACTATCTAGTGAAGTAGATGCTAATGATAAGAAGGGTTCTATAAGATATAGGAACGTATCAGGCTCTATGGATATAGTAGAAGTTTCAGGAGAATATTCAGGTGGCAATTATGATATACTAAAAGTTGAAATAGAAGATACAGGTGCCTATGGAGTTGGAACATACAAAACACACTATCTAGCAAACGATAAATTATTTGGAGCAGTAACAGATTCCAATATAATCACTGGGGGTTTGCAAGAACTTGTAGGTGGTAGTGGTATTTGGGTAAGATTTCAGGGTGCAAGTGCTACTGATGGTGATATTTGGGAAATAGAAGTATATGGTAGCCATATTAAACAAACAAATAAGAGTAATGCAACAATAGAATTGAGCAGATAATGTCAGTTACCTATACAAATAATTGGGCCAATATATTAAAGGCTTTAAAGAGTAAAATTATGGCTGAGATGAAATGTCCTGTATATAGTGATTGGTATGATGATGTTAAGGCAAATCAATTTATAAGTGTTGTTCCTGTAAGTTCAGAACAAGGAGATGTGACAAAAAATTCTGAACACAGAACATTTAATATGGAAGTAAGATATTACTTCTTAAATAGAAATAATAAACAATTTCAGAACTATGTTCTAAATCAAGTGAGCATATTAGAAGCATTGGTACATGATAATCCAACATTGTCATTATCAGATTCAACAACTGCATATAATGTTATGATAGGAGACTTAGAACTCAATATGGACAGTGACAATGAGGAATATGAAGATTATTTTATTGTAGGGTGGGATTTATCCTGTGAACATTTAAGCAACTTAGGTTAGGAGAAATATGAAAGTAAAAGCGAAGAAAAGTTATAAGGATTTAGATGATAATGAAAATTACATAGGATTAGGTTCTTCATCTAAACATATTTGGCTTATTTCAGGAAAGGAAGTTGAGATTAAAGGTCCTATTCCTGATAGCCTGAAAGAACATTTAACAGAAATTAAAAAAAATACCAAAGGGGGTAAGACAAAATGAGTTATCAAACAAAACAAAATTCTACGGTAGTTATAGCAACAGAAGTAACAATGGGAACAATAGCAACAAATGATGCTACAAGAATTGTTATGCCTGTTACAGATTATTCTTTTTCAGATGTCAAAAAGCATTCACTTAGTATGGCACCTGCAAGAGTTGGGGCAGGTTCATATAATATGAGTAATGATATGGTTAAGTGGCAAGAGCATGACAGGATGTTTGATATATCACTTACATTCCATGCAACAGCACAATCAATTAATAGAGTTTGCAAGGCTTTATTTGGTGATGGAGATGGGGCTAATGCTTTATTGGGAAGCAGTCCTACTGTTACATCATATAGTGATGCTGTTACAAATGCTGTGCCTGTAACTATTTGGTTTGAAAATGGCGCACATGCAGGACTTAATACAGATATATCATTCACATCTTGTATGTGTACAGGGCTAACTATGACAGGTGATATATCAAGTAATGGTTCTGTGGTTTTATGCACTGCTACATTTCAAACAGGATATGTTCCATCAGAGGCTACTAAGACTTTTTCAGGTGGTACTGAAACAACATTGGCTGCACAGAATACTTTGTTTGCTATGCATGATTTAGCAACAACTCAATTAAATGCACAAGATTTGATTCTATATGGATTTGAATTGAATATATCAAGACCAGTTAACAAAATAGGGTTTGTTAAGGCTAATGATTATAAACCAGTTGGATATGGTATTATGCCTTATGAAGTAACAGGTTCATTGACATGCAAGAGAGATGCTGCAAGTTTAGCAGCAATAGGTACTACAAGTGGTGTTGCTCTTAATTTAGATACAACAGTATTTCAAATTACAGGTGAAAAAGTATTTGTAGATGAAGCAGGTATAAGTTATGATGATGATGGTTGGAAACAAACAATACCATTGAGATTTACTTATGATTCAGCAAGTGGTGATAATCCTGTTGTAAACATTAATACACAAGCATAAACAATAATCAGTTTGGCGACTGAGGAAAGGTAGAGGAATGAAAAAGTGTAAAGTAGAAGGGAAGGGATTGAAATCCTTTGAAGTTGAATTTAAGGAATTAAATTTAACACAAAGAGCAGAACTTAATGACTTGATATATGATGACAGCACAGAAAAGAACTTTAGTTTTTGGCTTCACATTATAAGAGCAGGAACTTATTTAAGTGATGATGATATTCATGAATACTCAAATGAAGAATTGTATGCTATTGGTGCTAGAGTTATTGTTGAGATGAATAAAAAAAAATTGAAGAAATAGTTTTTTATATCAATGTTTGGGTCTCTATCAAAGGATTAAAAGGTGATGGCAATAATGGCTTTGAATATCCATATAAGGCAAGGTCACCTTTAGATGGAAAAGTTAAAGACTTTATTACAATAGATGATGTATATGGAGAATTATTAAATTGCTATCAAGACATTCAAAATAAAGGTATAAAAAATGGGTCTGAGCAATTATATGTTGAACACTTCTTCTTTTGTAATACATCAGAATTAATAGATTCTAAAATGCAACAAAGAATCAAGGAATATAACTTCTGCAAGTCCTTTTCTGTTCCCCCCTATCCATCACTTAATGATACTCCTGCAAGAGTAGTAGATGATTTCTTAGAAATAGAATATATAATGAACAACATTAAGAAAGAACAAAATGACAGACACAAATAGACAACTAATAGAAGTTAAGGCCACAGGCGCACAGAAGGCCAAAAGACAACTTAAAGGTGTTAGTAATGGCTTGAAAGATATGGCTAAATCTGCTGCTATGGCAGCAGGTGCTTATTTTGGTGCAAGAGCATTACTAGGGGCAATAAAATCTTCTATTGATTTATTTGGACAACAAGAACTTGCAGAGAAAAAGTTAGAAGCAGCACTTGGAAAAACATCAAAAGAACTTTTAAATCAAGCAAAAGCATTACAGCAAGTTACAATGTTTGGTGATGAGACTGTTATGGAAGCACAGGCACTTATTGCTGCTTTTGTTAAAGATGAAGAAGCAATAAAGGCAGCAACAGAAGCAACATTAGATTTAGCAGCAGCAAAAGGTTTTGATTTAGTTGCATCAGCAGACTTGGTGTCTAAAACATTAGGTTCATCTACAAATGCTTTATCAAGGTATGGTATTCAGGTGGAAGGTGCTGTTGGTTCCACAGAGAGACTTGAATCATTAACAGGAAGCATAGCAGATATATTTGGAGGACAGGCAAAAGAGCAGACTGATACTATGGCTGGAGCATTAGCACAGATGAAGAATGCTATTGGGGATGCAGGTGAATCTTTTGGAGAAATTTTATCACCTGCCGTTACAAGTGTTGCAGGATTCTTAAAGGAAGCAGCAGAAAATGCAAGTAATTTTTTCAGGGAACTCACAGAAACAGATTTAGAAACAACTATAAGAGAATTAGAGAATCTAGGGGTAGAAGGCGAATCATTATTAAGATTGAAAAACTTACAACTTGATAGAGATATTAAAATTCTAAATAAGGAATTAAAAGATGTTAATAAAACAGGACTTGATGCACAGGCTATTGAAGATAGATTAGTAGAAATATCCAAAGAAAGAAAAAAATTAGGTGAAGAAATTGGAGCCATAGAACTTGGCATGACAGATGAGAGAAGGAAATCTCTTGAGTTAGAAAAAATACAGATTGAACAAGGGAATATGACTGTGGGTCTTGCAGGAGATGCAAACTATATGTTGCATGTACACAATGAGATGCAAGAAAGAAAAAAACAAATTAATGATGAATTAGGTATTTCTCAAGAAGGGCAATTAGACAATCTAAGTACAGAAGAAGAAGCACTACTAAACATCTCAGTCATACTTGCAAAAATTAATGGGCTGGAATTACAAAGAACTAAGTTAATTACAGGGCAAACTGATGCAACTAAAGATGGTGAAGATGCAACTACTGAATCACAAAAAAAACAGAAAAAATTATTAGAAGAAGGGGCTAAAGCACAAAAAAAATTAATAAATTCACTCCAAGATAGTGCAGAAGCAAAAAAACTTGAAGATTATAAAGAAGCATTTAGGGCAGCAGCAGCATCAGCAGTTAAAGCATATAAATGGGGGGTTGAAAGAGGGGGTCCTGTTGTAGGTGCCATTGCAGGTGCAACAGCCTTTGCAGCAGCAACAGCATTAGCAAATCAAGTTACCAAGTTTGCAACAGGTGGTGACTTTGTTACAGATGGTCCACAAATGATAATGGTAGGGGATAACCCTAGTGGGAAGGAGCATGTACAAATCACTCCTCTTGCAGATGACCCTAATGTCAGTGGTCCACAAAATGGAAATATAACTATTAATCTTAATAATCCTATGATGACAGAAGATATGGTTGAAAGTGAAATCATACCAAGAATAAGAGAGGGAATTAGATTAGGAAATAATCTTGGACAAGATGAATGGGGCCAAATTTAATTAATGTTAAAACTATCAAAATATTTCAAGAATGATATTGTTGTTTCAGGACAAACATTAAAACCTATAATAGTTATAGCAAAACAAAAACAGGCTGAATTTCCTTATTATTTAGATGGGCAATATCATAATGGAAAGGGAGAATATGTTGCAAATCCAAAGTTCTTCCTAACATCAAACAATGAATATTTAGAGTACACTAATGCCATTTTAAACTCAGGACAAATATCTGCTTATGATAATAGAAAATGTGATACTATAAGTTGTATAAAGAATGTTTCTAGCATAAAAGTTTCAAATGATTATGATAAGAAAACATTAAAAATAAATACTTTAAGATTTACATTGTATAATCATTATGATTCTAATGAAAAACTATCTGAATATATAAATGATAACTTAATCAATCATGATGTATATTTATTTTACCAATCTCCATCAACATATAGGTTGAATCTATACCCTAATGAAGAAGCACAGGAAGGTGATTATGATTGTGCTTTAATGTATAGGGGTGAAATTAGCAGAGTAACAACTAATGATGACATTATATCTATAACAGTAGAAGATAAAACACAAAGACAAATTGCAAAGAAAAATGTTCCATATATGTCCATTGATAGGCTGCCTGAAAATATTAGTTCAAATATTTCTGATGAATATAAAGGCAAAGATGCTGTTGTTCCAATGGTCTTTGGGAAAGTTGATAAATCTCCTGTTCTTCCTTATGTAGATAGTACAAATCCTAGAAACCTAAATCTTCTTTTTGATTTTTGTCCAACATCATCAACTTTCAAAACGTCTAAGGTACCATCTTTTTTTTCAGGTAAAAATCTACCATCAGGGAACCCATATTATTTATATGTAAAATCAGGAACAGATTATTTAATATTAGACCATTTTCAAGGAACTACAAATTTCCAGTCTAGCAAATATTCAAGGTCTTTATTATTTTTAACAGGGGCAGGGGTGCCATCAGACAATCTATTACCAGTAGTTCTAGGGGAGGAAGATGAAACCGACTTTAGACTATATGACATAGTTGGATTTCAACAGAGAATGGTAAAGGCTTCTTATCCAGTAACTGGAAGCATTATAAGCCTACCTAATGCTCAAATGTCAAATCTAAGCAATGATGATATGTTAAATGCAGAATCTATAAGTAATAATAATGGTTTTGAAAAAAGGTGGTATAGGGCAGGAGAAGGGGTCCAATCAGGTGATTCTTCTACAAATTTTAATATGAACACAACTTATCATTCTCAACTGACACAAAAAGGTGATGGAAGATATATAGTGCTTATTTTAGAAGATGGTGTTAGTAATGAACTGATGAATATTCATATTGATAATGTATTTGCAGGAAACACTTTCATGTTAAGCGATTATAAATATTCAGGAACTGCTGCTGAATTAGGGCCAAGTGATAATGATGGAAGTTTTGCCCAAGAAGGATTAGGAATTTTTGTTGCACCATTAAGCGCTGATGTTTTGTCAGCAATAAATCAAATTGCTGATGTTTTAAATTTTGATGCAATTAATAGCAATGAAGCAATTTATGCTTATCAAGCATATGCTAATGCTCTTATTGCAGAAACATCAACTCAATTAGATGATATTGCACAAAATCCTATGGAGTTTCAAGAGTTCTTGTGTCCTATTAATGATTTTTATGAAAATGCATGTATATATGCTCTTAATTCAGAAGCAAAAGGAGACAAAAGATATTGGGGGTCATCAGGTGGTAATAATGGACTATCCTATTCTTCTGATTATACAGGCATCAATGGATTATATTTTGGGGCCAAGACACCTGATAACCAAGACATCCTAGTTGGAGAAAGCCCTGATGTTCATAATAATATTATATTATATGAATATTTCCCACCATATTGGAAAGATGAACAAAATGGAGGGGCTTCTTTAAGTTATATTTCAACATTACAAATGAATAATGTTGCCTTCTTGCATTCTGTTAAAATTGAAGACATAAGAAGTCAGAAAATATATGCTTCAATAGAGGGAAGAAAGCATCATATGTTCACAGAAGAATTAGACCCTGAACTTTATATAATTGGAGAAGATAGTAGCCTTATTGATAATAATTTAGATTTTTTTACT